TAAAGAGGTGTATGCAATACACATTGGAAAGGGTTCTTGGGAGGAAAGTGATAGTAAGTTTTTTCTGTTCTTTTTAAGGGAGTGGAAAATATTTTTATTTATAGTATGCGGGCTTATAATACCGTATTTTTTATTCTATATAAAGAATCATAAATAACCTGAAAATGAAGATTGTTTTTCTTCTAATTTTTCTATATATTTTCTATATATTATTATATGCCATGTAGTTGAAGAAAAAATTATGTTAATTATGAGAAAAAAATACAGCTTAATTGAACTTGTAAATCAAAAAATATTTAATTATAAAACTACTTATTTTTCAATGTGGCGCGAAAAAAAAATTTACAAACATTAATGGTCAGTCTCTCAAGAAATTTTCTGTATTCTATTTGGAATAATTATAGAATAGGTATAAACTTTAGTCTATACTTAGCTATCCGTTTAACAACTATTTCAGAGTCGTCAACACCATATGCTAATATAACATAAAAATCATCTATTTCTAACCCAGAAAGAAACTGTATTCTATTATGTTTTTTCCACTCTAAACATGCTATATCGGTCTTATGCGACGGAATTAGTGTTTTTCTATCTATAAGAACAAGTATAGACCGTATAGTTGGGTATTTATATTTTGTTTTAGTATGCAATCCACATATATAATAATTACTGTCATAAATTTTCCAACTAGTACTACACCTTAAATATACATTTGAAGGTATACGAAAATCTATATCTGTATCTATAATTTTAACCATATTACCAGTATCTACATCAAGCTTAAAAACTTTCCATTTAGGAAATGTATCCGTGTGTATATATACTTCGTTATTATGTATAAATGGACACCAATTTTTATTTATAGCTGAGCTATCTTTTTCCATATAATTGAGTCTGTTATAATCTACGCGTTTTAGTAGATTATAATTTTTATCATATATCAGCAACACAGGAAAAATATTTTTCATATCGACGAATTTTGTAGCAGATACTATATATTTACTATTATATTCTATGATTCTAGGATCTTCTAAATTTTCTTTATGAAAGGGATATATTATTTTTACTAGATTACCGCTATTATCTAGTTCTAGAAAAAGCAAATAACTTTCATAAAAAAAATAGCCATAAATATAAGATAAAAGATTTTTATGACTCCAAGTCGACAGTCTTAAGCAGCATAAATATCCACTTTCAGTTTTAGTAATCGAAGGGTTAAATATATTATGAAAAAAAGGAAATGAAAGTCTAAAAAAATCTTTACTTGTGATATGACTATTACATGATTCTGTCGTATAAGAAAGAATATTTTTAGAAAAAAGAAAGAATATACTGAAAATAATTAGGAAAATAATTAGGAACATTTTACCCATTTTTAAAGATTTTTGTACTTTTTAAATACTATGTTAAATAAAATGGAATTTTCATTCTTTATCTATATACTTTCTGTTGTAATTATACTTACTGTTTTAGTCTGTTACATAGTCAGAAAAGAGAGAAATCGCGAATATAGAAAAAGTTGTTTAAATAACGGAAAGCCTCTAAAGTATATTCCAAAAAAGATTTTCCAGCTCGTAGAAGATAAGAGTAAAATACCTGTAGAATTTAAAGAAAATATAAATTTTATAAAGTCCCTCAATCCAAACTGGAAATACACTCTTTACGATGACCAAGATATAAAGAAATATATAAGAGATAATTACGGTGAAGAAATACTAAAATATTACAACAAAATTAACCCAAAGTATGGTCCTGCTAGAGCAGATTTTTTTCGTTATCTTTTGATATACAAAGAAGGAGGTGCTTATTTTGATATTAAAAGTGCACCAACTTTACCTCTCGATACTATTATTCTTCCAGATGATGAATATATTCTCGGTCATTGGGATGGCAATCCTCAGTTTAATATTGTGAATAATATAAGAGGAGAGTACCAACAATGGTATATCATAGCCAAACCAAAACATCCATTTCTAAAAGAGGTAATAGATAAAGTCATCAGAAACATAGATAACTATACAGTCCATAGATTTGGAACAGGAAAACAAGCAGTACTAGAAGTTACAGGGCCTGTCATCTATACAAATGCTATATCACCCATTTTAAATAACCATAATCACCGATTTATAGACTTAAATGAATTTGCAGGATTAAGCTACAATAACATCCAAAAGTCTCATGTAAATTTATTTAATAAAACTCATTATAGTAAATTAACAGAACCTATAATTATCTCTACAAATAATAAAGATGACTAAATGCAACACAAATAGCAATATCTTAATCAGGCAAACAGGCAGTGAAAAAATATCTTCGCTAATTATATTTATAGCTACTATTATACTTCTAATAGCAGGTGTATCTCTTTACATGAAATTAAGAGACACTAAATTACAGCTAGAAAGTTGCAGAAGTAGTTGTTCGATGGCATAATATTTTTCATTTATATAATAAATGAACTTTATTCCTAAAAAAATCTATCAGTCATGGAAAACCAAAAACTTACCTGAAAAAATGCAAAAAATTGTAGAAAAAACTAAACAGATGAATCCAGAGTATGAATACGAACTTTGGGATGATACAGACTGTTATAACTTTATTTTACAAAACTTTGGACAAAACTATGCAGATGCTTTTGACGTGCTTATTCCTGGTGCTTTTAAATGCGACTTCTGGAGATATGCTGTGTTATATGTAAACGGAGGAATTTACATGGACCTAGATATGACACCAGAAGTTCCGTTTCGTGAAATTATAAGAAAAGATGACCAATTCGTCAGTATTGTAGATATGAAAGTTCTTCTGAGACATCCATGTGCTATATATCAAGCTTTTATAGCCTGTCGACCAAAACATCCTATAATGTTAACTTCTTTACAACTCACTTTTTACAACATAGTAAGTAGAAGACATGATATCGATGAAAAATATGGCAATCTCGGTGTAACAGGTCCTGTTGTAGTTGGAATAGCTATGAATTTATACTGGAATAATGTAGAAACTCATAAAAATATAGAACCAGGAGAATACAAACATGGAATTCGTCTTTTCCAAATGAATTCTAAAAAAACATGGGATAACGAAGGCAAAGTTATATTTAACAATAAATTTAATGGTTATGAACGGGGAACAGGTGATTATGGCAGAGTTAAAAGTTATTATAAAGATGATCCTAAAAGAGGAACAAGAAAATTAATTAAATACATTTTCATAACCTTAGTTATTTTAGCTATTTTAGGGTTAATTTCTACCTATATATTTAGAAAGAAGTTTAAAAATTGTGAAAAAAGTTGTAGCAGGTAATTTATCTTTTTTAATAATAAATGTTATTATGGAAACTTCTATTATTCATTACAATACTCTTAATCTTTATGATGGTGTTTTCACGTAAAAATAAAGATGAAACATATATAGAAAACATACGCAAAACTATCAGCGAAAAATATTACGGTCAGAAATTCCCCCAATGCAAAAGTGTCTTAAACAGCTCAAGCTATGGCTTAGTAGCCGATGCTTCCATCGTCTGTAAAACTACAGATAATTTACCCGCTACACCCATCTTTTACTACGAAGATTTTCCTGAAGATTTTATGACGAATGGATGGGTCTTTGTAAATCTTGATATCACAGACTTTTCTAGATTTAATGATCCTTATTCTCCTCAATTTATCGTTTGCAAAACACACCAAGCCTATAATATTCTTTCCAAAAAATTCCTAGATAAAACTGTTATTTACACAGGGTTTACAAGCTTTGATAAATACAATGACTCCATCGAAAAAGATTACTCCAAATTCATACACATCGCTGGAAAATCGCCATTCAAAGGAACAGAAAATCTCGTTAAAACATGGATAAAACACCCAGAATGGCCAACTCTAATAATTGTAGCTCGAGATTACCCTCAACTAGTTTGTAAAAAAATTCTAAACTCTATAGAAGAAACTCCTGCTAACATAATATTCATTTTTGAATTTCTGTCTGAAGAAAATCTCAATAAACTATCCAATCGCATAGGCATTCACATCTGTTCTTCTGAAAATGAAGGATTTGGACACTATTTACACGAAGCCAAAGCTTTAGGCTCTGTAGTTCTATATACAAATGCCCCTCCTATGAACGAAACCTTTATAGACGGGTACAATGGAATAGCTATAGAATGCGAGTTTAGTCATCTGAGACATGATATATGCCCTGTTTACAAGATTACAGAGGAAGGGCTAGAAAAGGCAGTTAAGAAATTAGGAGAAATGAGTATGGAAGAAATGAGAAATATGGGAATACTTTCTAGAGAATCTTTTCTAGAGGAAAAGGAAAAGTTTAGAACAAATTTAACTAGCGCTATTCTTGGTCATAACAGAATTCCTAAAATAATTCATCATGTATGGATATCCAAAGAAGATCATTACAAAGATGTAGATATTCCAAAAAAATACGAAAAATATCTAGAATCTTGGAAAATCCATAATGCGGATTTTAACTTTATGTACTGGTCTGGAGAAAAAATATTAAATCTAATACAAACTCACTTTCCAGAATTCTTACTTTTTTACAAAAATCTAAAACTTATTTCCAAGTGTGATTTTGCTCGTTTTGCAATCACTTATATTTACGGTGGATTATACAGCGATATGGACTTTATATGTAGAAATAATGTCCATCATTTAATTAAAGGTGAATCTTACTTTATTTTCGAACCTATTAGTCATTTTAAAAAAGTAAATAGTAAACTCATAGCCAATGGAATATTTGCACTTTATCCTAAATCTAATATTGGTTACGATTTCCTAGTCTATATGACAAAACAAAGATCTGATGATATCCTAAAAGATACGGGGACTATATGCCTTTATAGATACCTAAAAATGTGCCCTTATAAAGTACTTTACGGAAAAACTTGTGATCTTATATCAAGCGATAATAAAGGGTATGCACCCCAATGTAATGGAGAATACAATAATTACGCTACTACTGTATGGTCTGATGGTTCTAGTTGGGGAAATGATTATAATACTATAGAAATAGACAACTTACTTTTCAAAGTTGTTAAAAATCCTATAGATAATTCATCTTTAAGAATAGAAAAAACTGGTCTAAATACAGATATACAGGTAAATTACAATAAGTATATTTCGGAAGTTTTGGAAGACCCGATGGAAGCTATTTTTAT